TCCTAGCATCCACGTCAAGCGCGGTAAGCTGTTGAGCTGGGGGATCTACGATACCATTTCCCAAAGGAATAGGTGCAGTAAGCAAGTTCTGATAACGTCTACGTCTCAGAATATCGCCAGCTTGTTGATCCATGGTAATAGGATAACCCATGGTTGTGTGGATTAAGTCCGGCATTGGTCTTGCTAGCAATTTCATTGATAATTGCTGCTGAACTGCCGGAGGCAAAATCGAGGTCGTAGTAGGACCACTCATTTTCAATCTCCGTTATAGGAGACGAAGCTAACCATGTAAAGCCGTTTTACTTGCGAGAAGCTGCAAGAGTTTCTTTCCAAAGCGCAGCTTTTTCCTGTCTCGACATCTTCGAATTGGATAAGGCAGCCGCAGCAGAAACAGCCTCAGAGCGAACCCCTAGACTTCCCAACTTTGGTTTTGTATCTTTTTCATCGACGCGTTTTTGCTCTTGAGACACAGATGCTTTCGTTTTGAAATCTCTTAGCTCTTGTCTTTCTAATTCTTTTTTGATTAGTGAATACACTTTTCTCAAAGGATTGGCAGCTTTCTGTACAGCTTCCTGGTTGTCTTCGTCGTTTCTGATATATTTTTCAATATTTTCAGGCGTAACGACGGTCTTGAAGTCGGCAAATTCTGTGGCTGTCTCAAGTACTTGAAGCTTCTGATTCGCTTCAGCAATCCGCTTATCTTTTTCGTTAAGCTTCTTGTTGAATTGGTTGAAAGCTTTAGCAATATTTTTCCCATCCGGGAATTCTTGTTGCTCTAACTGTCTATAATCATATTCTTCTTCTTCAGGTTCTTGTGAGGTCTGCTTTTGCTGATACTGCGCTTGCATCTGCATCTGCTTCTCATACATTTCTCGTTCTTTCTGTGCTTGCCAAAGTTGCCGTTCAAGATCCTCTTTAGCCTTTCGAAGCTCTGCAAAACTCTCTTGCGGAGACTTCTTCTCATGGGTTTCTAGAGCCTGGTCGACCACTTCAGGTAATTGGGTCTGTACTTCTTGTGAACTCATGCTTTTCCTTTGAGATTGGCGATGTCTCAGTTGCGCCATTTGTCAAAATTGTATTTGACAGCTATATAATCACAGGTATATATAAATTTTTAAATATATATCAATAAAAAAGTTGAGAAATATGGTTAGAAATTCTAGCGAGACTTACGGGCAACTAATGGAGAAAGCCCGAAAAATGACGGATAGGCAAGAAATCGGCGAGACAATGCCTGCTATTATGGATAAGTTAAAAGAGATTATTGAAGAATGTGTGCAGAAAGAGCACGAAAGAGGGACGAAAGGCAGATATTACATACATATCTGGGTACAGAAAGAGCCGTATGCCCAGAATGCTTTGCGTATATATCCACAATGCAGAAGAACAAGGCCAAGCCCATATCAAGGACATGACCATTATTTATGGAGTGTTACCGATGGTGGAAATGTAAAATTTGAATGGTGTATCCCAAACAAAGAAACACTCAACTACATCATTGCCAATCCAAGCAAATTTGATGCCAAGTATGTAGCTATGCTGCGTAAATATTGCGCTGATAAAATTGATAAGATTGAAGATTATATGATAAGTGGGAAGATTGCTTAATCTCCCCTACCTAACCATTTTAGCTCCCCCAAGATAGAGCGAGCGATTACTATGAGCTGATCCTTGGGATGTCTTGGAAATATAGCCAACTGCGGGCTTTCTAAGTCCTGGAAGTTTCTTGATCTTTTGGGGGATCATAGTCATCTTAGCCACCATGTTTTTTCATATGCTTAGCTGCTTCGTGCATATCTTCTTTTGAATGCTTTTTAGCCTTTTCGACCATGCGAACTGCAACTTTTCTAGAGCCTTTTTTCAGGCTTTTTTCAGACATTTTTGGTTTAACTGCTTTTTCTTCTTTATGTAAACCCTTAGTACCAGACCAAGGAGCAACTGGTTTGTTCATATTATTTACATCCTTTCATTGCTTTCTTCATCTTAGGAACTTCCTTCTTCATCATCTTACCAAACAATTCTTTATCTTGCTTAGCATCGGAATGCTTAGCCTTTGGTTTTGGGCTGTTTTTCATTATATCCACCTGATCGGTTATATGATTTTTCTAATTGCAATGGTGGCTTTCCACCAGGGGCTCTAAATCTTGGCACTGTCTCATTGAGATTGCTAGATTTTGGTACAGAAGGTTTGACTGCTTCTGGGATGATCTTGATTCTTGACATGATATTATCCTTTAAAAAGGTGGGTTTCTATTTAACATACCGTCAAGGATATGCCAACACCTTACTCCCCACACAAATTTATTTATTATTCATCTTTTCGCGAGTATATGGCTTATGAGCTAAAGCACGATCGTCTTTTGCATCGATCTTCTTTCTTACTTGCTCATAACTATTGCTTGCGCCAGCTGGGGGCTTTGGATCGACATTCTCTTTAATTGGAGAATAATGCGCCCCGGTATTACCTTTACCGCCACCACCCATCGATGTATTCTTATAGCTCTGTCCCATTTCGAACCTCTTGTTGTTTTAATTCTTTCTCATCTTGTCTTTTTGTAATATTTTCTATCAACTGAAAAACCTTTACAAAGTTGTCAACACCCATAGTTTCAACTTCCTTCGCAGCTTTAATTTCATCCAAGTGAGCAGATGCAAGCTCGTGTTTAGATTTATTATGTGCAGTTGCAATCTGGAATTGTTCTAAGTGTCCTTTTTGAATACGTTCTTGTGCAAGTGCACGATCGCTCATTGCCTTAGATTGTAAGCTCTCATTGACAATTCTTTGGTTTTCCATTTGCAACTCAGCCATCTTCTGTTCTTGTTGCTGTTGGGCTTCTTGTTGTTTCTTAATGCCTTCGATCATCTTATCTTTATCTTGCAGGTCAACATCGCTAAGCAACTGATCGATAGGTATAGGTAAACCGTCTTTCCATAATTGGTATTTCTGAGCAAAAGCTAATTGTCTCGTGGTATTAGTAAGCTGCGCATTTGCAACAACTGCGTCATACTTTTGGAAAGATTTGTCACAGAATTCATTGGTCGGCTCTTCAGCAAGCATCCTTCGGATTTTTCCAAGAGTATAGTTCTTCTGAATAATAGCCCAATGTAAACGTCCAGCATTTCTCTGGGATAGGTCAAGATTATCGAACAATTCTTGCAATGTTGTGAGCGCTGCCCCTTGACGTAATTGCTCAGTGATACCAACATCCGAATCTTCCGCTTGCCCAAGCAATTCTGGGGTGACGCCCGCAAGGGACTGAACATTTTCTTTATATCGTGCAGTAACTTCGAAGTTCGCAGGGTTGATATTAGCTCCTGGCTTGTCCACGATAGCATTCAATCTTCCTTTCTTCAAATATCTTACTTTACCCGGTCCCACCTTAAATGCGTCACTATCATCAATAAGCGCATCTTCCTCCACATCCACACCAGAGAATTGTGCAGCAAGTAAATCACTCTCTAATTGTGTCCTGTAGTTCAAAAGGTATTGAGAATCACGAATATTTCTAATAATCCCTTGATAGCGAAACGAATAGTTGTTATTAGCAAGATCGTGATACCCGACAAAAGGAGTAAAGGGATACATATCCACTCCCAAAGGATTTGGCCCATCATAAAAACATACTCCATTGATAATAATCGCTAGATGTACTGTAGGAACCTTTTCTTTCACAATGACAATTTTAGGAAATTGATGCTTTAACCTATCCATTTCATCTTTCGTGAAATCTACTTCTGTACTTTCGTATGTCTCAGGGTCTACGATGAAAGTCCCCATGCGCTCTGCTTGATACCAATATTCATCCCAAGCAAGGAAACCCTTTCTTCGAATGTTATATTGCTGCGGCATGAAAGTAAATTTAGTATCAAAATAGGCTTGATCATTGAGCATGTCAATATCGGAAGCACGCTCAGGAATAAGTTGTTTAACTTGCTCTTTGTGTAGATATTTCCTAGTGCGAATAAACTGGCAATCGCTCAATCCCATGTCGCGCCAAAAAGCATCCATCATTATCATATCACCACTGAGCATCTCAGTCCGCAAGTCGCCACAGATAGGATCGTTCCTGTAGTCTATCCACGAATGCATTAATGAAAGTCCGGTGATAACCGCACCTTCTTTAAAACATGAGCTTATAGTGTTGTACGTGTCATCGAGATTGTAGGCTGATTGGATAATCTTTGTAGCTTGGCTAGATGTATGCGAGCTGCTTCCATGAACTGGAACCATTTGTGTGGCTTTTCGGTATTGGCGTTGTCTGCCACATACCATATTCGCCACAGGCATACTATTGTTGAATATCCACTTTTGATGCTCGTAACTTAATCCAGAATATTGATTAAGGTAGCGTTGATCGCCAAGATAGACCTTTCTATCAATACATTGTTCATAGTGAAAGAGTTGCCAAGCAGAAAGGTTTTGTTGGTAACGTGAATCTGCCTCGTTGACAATACCACGATCACCGTCTTTATAATATGTCTGATATACGTTAGGAACGACTTGACTGCGTTCCAGCATTCCACTGGTCAAGAGCAACCTTCCTTTTTTGCTTTAATGTAAAGGAAGGTTGTATATAATTCAAATTTTATATTTACAACATATTAATCATTATATTTATAAAAGCAGAAATTGGGATTCGAACCCAAATCTTCAAGTTTTCAGCTTGCTATTT